CGTTCGCCACGCTGCAGGATCGTTGGGACCTCGTCGGGGCGGAGACCAGCCCAACCGCCGGAATGCATACGAGGTGCCGCCGCGAAGGCCATCGCAGGCACCTGCCGCGTATGGCCTGACAGGCCAACGATGCCACCCGCATGCGAGACAGCCGCTGCAACAGACCCGCCGCCAAAGATACCTGAGAGCGCAGAGGCGATGGGCCCCAGCACCGCGCGCTTGAATGACAGAACCGCAAGGTCCGCCAGGATCGAGCGCACGAGGCCCTTGAAGTCGAACTTGCCGGTCTCGACGAAGCTCCGAAAAGCGCTTTCCGCACCGCCGAAGGCGCCGGTCAATGTTTCGCCGAGACCTTTGCCCCAGTTCAGGGCATCCGTGGCATAAGAGTTCAGGGCTTCTGAGACGGCGCGCCAGCCGGTCAGGATTTTCTCTGCAGCGCCACCACCAGAGCCGCCGCCCACAGCATCTCCGGCCTGGTCCATAGCGCCTGCCAGGCGGCCCGCAGAGGCCGTGGCGTCATCCAGTGCCGCAGCGCCGTCCGCCCCAGTGCTCGCGACAGCATCGCGGAGTGCCGCCCAGGAGGACAGCGGGGCCGTTGCACCATTCGCAAGATCCGTGGCGGCCTCGCGGTATGTGTTGGCTGTTGCCAGCGCCTCGGTCGCGATGGCGTCAAGGCCCAGGTTAGGGGCCGTCAGCGGGTTGTCCTCAAAAGCCCTGCGGAATGCATCTGCGGCGGCGCTTCCAGCATCTGCTGAAGCCCCCGCGAAGGGGTTTTCGATATCGCCAAGACTGATAGCGCCAATCTCGCCGAAAGTGGTCTCGATGCCAACGGCGGCCAGTGCATCACGGATGCGCCCCGTGAAGGCATCGATCCGGCGGATTGCGCCGTTGAGCATCGCCTCGATTCCGTGGAGCATGCGGTTCGCAGCCGAGAAGACCAGATCACCGATCACATCCGGCAGACGCGACCAGATCTCGCGCACGGCGAGTAGCGCGCCCTCGAAGGTGTTGGCTGTGGTGTTGCCAAAAGCCGCGACACTCTCGATGGCCCCGGCCATGCCACTCGCGGCATCGGCTTTCAGGTCATAGAACATGGCGGTGGCCGCAGCCCCCGCGCTTGATGCCCCCATCTTGATCCGGTCCCACACCTCGACGGCAACATCTTTTAAGAGGCGCATCGCCTCGCCAAAACTACCAGCGCCGGACGTGAGGCGCGTGAACCAATAGACCAGTTCGCCTGCACCAACGATCAGCGCGCCAATGCCCGTGCGGATCAGCGCACCTTTGAGAACCACCAGCGTCGTTGCCAATCCGCGTACCGAAATGACCGCCGCGGCCATGGCGGCCACCCAGCGTACAGTGAGGAAGGTTGCGAAGGTTCCTGCGTAGATGGCCAGTCGGTCGAGATTAGCGAGCACCGTGTCAAAAGCCCGGCTGATCGGGCTGGTGCTGGAGGCAAGGGCGACAAACGCATTTGCCACCGCTTCAAGCGACGGGGCGAGTGCCACGGCAATCCGGTTGCGCACGCCAGTGAAGACCTGACCAATGCTGACGAGCGCCAATTCAGATCGACGCATGGCGGTAATGGCATCCGCATCCAAAACAGCGCCAAGCGCTTGGGCCTGCGCCCCAAGCCGGGTCATCTCCGCCCCGCCGTTCTGCAGGAGGGGGATCAGCCGCGTTGTGTCGGACGCCATGGCCTCAAGATAGAACGTCATCTCCTGTTGGCTGACGCCTGCGCGCTCCAAGCTGTCGACGTAAAGCTGCAAGGCTTCCGGCCCTGAGAGACGAGCGAACTGATCTGCCGTCACGCCCACGCGGGGTGCGATGTTTTCAAAGAAGTCCGCCATCGGGCCGCCGCCCGTCTGCAGGAAATCACCCACACGGTCGTTCACGTCCTTCAGGATATCGGCGAGCTTTTCCTGTTCGATCCCTACCGTGGCGGACGCCGCCGACCAGCGCTGGAACACCTCCGAGTTGGCATTGGCAACCTGCGAGAGCTGGCCAATCTCATTGGCGGCCGCCACCGTCGAGCGGGTCATCGCAACGACAGCACCCGCGAGCGCTGTGGCCGCAGCAGTTGCCGCGATACGGGCCCGGCGCGCGAAGGCTGCCATGCGGGCATTTGCCTGGTCCAATTCACGGCTCAAACGCCCCATACCCCGCGACCCGGCCGCACCCACACCTTCCAGCTCGGCGCGTACTTGCCGGCCGCCGGTCGCAGAGAGCCGGACAGAGACACGTTTTTCAGCCATGGTTGTGTTCAATCTCTTCGTTTGTTTTGCGCACCATAACCGCCTCGATCGGCGGCAGGAGTTCGGCGATGATCGGGGGGGAGAGCCCGAGGGCTACGCCAAGTTGCAGGGCAGCGCCCATGTCCCAACCGAGGACAGCGCCACCGTTCATCCCGCCTGCAACGCGCACTTGGCCGCCCAAGCGCTGAACCAGATCCCAGATCTGCCAGCCCTCAAGTGTGCGTGGCGCATGCAGACTGCGCGGGCAGTCCGCGCAAACAGAGGGACACGCCACGCAATAGTCACCGCCCCCGCCGAACTCCCAGTCGGCGAGAGCGGTCAGGCGTTTTTTTCCGCATCCAGTATCAGCGCGCCCGCGATGTATGTGGTCTGGAAGGCCTCGAATATTGGCCAGAGTTCCAAGAGCGCATCGATGCCCTCAGGCGTCAGCGGCATAGGTTTTCCGTCCTCGTCTCCGACGCCTTCCCAGTCTTTTACAACAATACGGGCGACGGCCTTTGCGACGATACGCGCAAGATCGTCGTTGGAGGCGCTGGTTTCAGCATCGGTTGCGGCGGCGGCGATCGCCGGATCGCTGCGCGCCGCCAGCATAATGGCCGTAGTCAGGGGCTCTACCAGCAGGCGAACGCCATGGCCGAGATCAAGCCATTGCGGCTCGATAGACAGGTTCAATCGTAGCATCAGTAATCTTCGCTGTCGTTGGCCAGTGTGACGGTACACATGCGGCCAACCAGCGGGTCACTCGCCGCCTGCCAGTCAAAGGTCGCCTGCACACCTTGTGGGCCCGAGATTTCGATCCGTGGGCGTGGCAGATAAACTGCATGCGCGGTGACGGTTAGGTTTTCACCGGTGGGCAGTGTGTACGAGAACGCAAGTTCGCAAGCCTCGCCATTGATCGCCTGCTGCACCAGTGTCTGGTCGGCGAAACGCACAACGACATTGCCCGCGAGCGCTGCGATAGAGGGATCCGCGCCATCAATCTTGCCATCTGCGCGGATCGTCTCGATGCGGTCGAGATTGTTGGTATAGGTCAGGTCCGCGGAGACGACATTGCCAATATTCGCCCCGTTCCGTGTAATCGACCCGTTGAATTGCCCGAACCGTTTCAGCGCGATAGTGTCAGGCGTACCTGCGGCGGCACTGGTGGCGATCTCCTCACCTTGCGCAACAATACTCGCAGTGGCCGTGAGCAACCCAGAGCGCGCCATTTGCCAGTTGAGACTATCCACCATACAGCCAGAATACATGGCGTAGCGCGGAACCTCTGGCATGCCGGTCTCAACCGAAAAGCTTGGCAGCACCCAGTTCCCAGAGCGGAATTCATGGGTGTAGGGTGCGTCAGCGCCGGTGGTTGTAGGCGCTCCAAACGCAGCCTTCAACCAGAAGCCAAAGGCCTCCGCGTCAATTGGGATCACCACATCGCCGTCTGCCGTCACCGCATCCTTGATCGGCGCCTGCGGGTCTCGGCCGTAGCCCAGGAGTTCCGAGGTCTGCAGCGGTTGTTCCGCCCCTAGCGACGTACTGGCGAAAGGCATCTTGGTATAGCCGCTCGCAGGAGGCGTGCCATAAGTCATTTCGAACGCAAACGCCATTTGCGCCCGCGCCCCTTGAGCTCGTGCCATTGTAATTTCTCCTTGTATTGATCTCGTCAGCCCAGCGCGTCGGTTGTCGCGTAGTGAAGAATGATTGGAATGATCCCGGCCTTCAGAGATGCGGCCCCCTCGACGGGAAGATCGACGGGTTCAGCTGCCTCTGGCTCAACCCAGTCGCATAATCCCCGCAACGTCCGGTCGGCGGCGATAACTGCGCCGACCTGAGCGGAGAGCGCGTCAAAGACGCTGTCACGGTTTGACGCCGATTGCACAATAACCTCGAGCTCGGCTCGGTGCTGGAAGTGATAGGTCAGCGGCGACAACGTCACGCCTGGCTCGCCCGGGGTGCCGTCGCGCAGGATAATGAGACCTGCGGACGGAATGCGTTCTGGTAGGACTTCCCCGCGTAGGACGGGTACATGTGGGATCGTACGCAAGAGGTCCGCCAAAGCGGTCAGGGTGGTTTCCCGTGCACTCATGTTTTTGCGTCCAGCCATTTCGCTACGATCAACCTTGGTATAGTGGCCTGCGCGCGGTCAGCATCGCGCGCCAGGTCGAGCCGCTTGCCCAGCTTTACCTGAGGCACCAGCAAGAAGATCGGCACTGTGCTGCGCCCGTGACCTGTCTTGGACCGGGAGGCCACGCCCAGCCCACGATTATTCAGCCGACCCTCCGCTACCAAGAGGCTTGGTCCCCGGCGCCGATAGACAAGCCGCAGACGCAGCCCGCGCCGCCGCTCCCATTCGTGGGGCGTCAGCGCCTTACCACGGGCACCTTTGCCTGCCGCTGGCGTTGGGATCGCTAGCCAGAATCCGTCCTTCGATCGGATCAACGGGCCGGTGTCATGGGCACCGATGATCTGAGGCGCATTCGACCAGACTAGAGCCGCCGCTTCCAGGCTTTCGCCCGTAGAAGGATAGGTCTTGGACCGGATCGTGTTGGCAAGCTGCTGGCCAAGTCGGGCGCTCGTGATCTGGGCGCGCCAGTTGGATTTGAGATCTTTGCCCGCCGCACGCATGGAAGCTGTAACGGCCTTTTCGCCAGCGATGATTTCGGCGCGCATCGCGTTGACGATGTCGCCCGTCA